GAAAAGGGATATAGTGGAATGGATTTAATTCAATTATTAGAAAACCAGAATTTATTTACAAATTTAACGGATAAAAAGCGGTACGAATTATTATTTGCCTTTAATAAAGTTAGAAAAGAGTTTAGAAATGAAACATTGTTAATAATGTTTATTTTAAATTTTTTATATTTAAGTTTAGAAACCAGTTTAGAAAATATTAGCTTTATGTAGAAATGGATGACTTTTCAATTAGTTCTCTTCACGAGTCAAAAAACGAGTGGGGAAGTAGATTATTGACTATATTAACGCCTCTAATTAACGAAGGATTAAAATCAATATTTGATGAAGCCTTGAAATTATGCAAGGAAAACAATGAATTGGACAAATATTTAATGACCTTTCAAAATTTTATTAGCAGAATTCCCAAATGGAACGCAAATATTATTGAAATTGAGCGCAAAAGAATTATAGAGAGAAGTGCTTGTGAATATTTAGAAGATTTGATAACATGTGTTCATATTATTCAACTAAAATTATTGACTGCTATGAGAGCAGGGCAGAAACAAAAGAAGATTGATATTAATATTCCAAAGTTGGATGATTTTATTCATAAAGTTTATATCAATGTTGCCAGAAAAATATACAAGAATGTGTATTTATTTGAAATCAATATTGCCCCGCTACAAGTGCAGAAAAATCATCGCGAATTGGAAATAATAGTACAGGAATGTATATTGACTACTATTAGAGATAGTATTCCGGTTGAAACGATATTAAGAGCATATATGGATGAATCTGTGGAAGAGGATGTTATAGAAGAAATCAAAGAGCAGTTGATTGATGACCCGAATGCAGTGAAACCTGTGACCGCAGCTGGTACAGCCACTGCCGCCGTTCCTACTCCCGCGCATATAGTCAGTGAACAACCACCATCTAATCCATCCAATCCATCTGTAGTAGAAGCTTTTGCTACTACAAGCATGCCTAATCTAGAACCGGAAGATTCATCATCCAAATTGTCATTTAATAATGTTGATTTTGTAAGGAATGAATTTAATGAAGAGCATCAGGTGGATGCTTCAAAGGATTATGAACGATTAGAACAAATCAGCAATATAAGAAATGCTGAGAGAAAGAGATTAGAATCAGAAGATGATGATTACGGCGGCGGAGGTAGTAGCGGTCAGAATATTAGATTAAACATTACGGATCAAAATGTTCAATTGAATAATTTAGACATTCATGACATAGATCCTCCAGATATTAGTCTAATGCCAGATTTGTTATTTGATGTAGAGGTTTTAGAATAAAATATGTAGTAATACTATAGTAATGAGTGCTGACGACCTAGATATGGAACATCATTATGATGATCCTTCGTCCAATACATGTGAAAAATGTTTGCAACTAAAACGTGATGAAGATGAAAAGGATTACATTATTACACAAGCAAATAGACATTATTTTCATCCATATACCCCTATAACTGAAACCAGTGGTGGGAAAATGAGAAGGAGATCCGGTACCAAAAAGAGAAGGATGCGGAGATCTAGTGCAAAAAAGAGAAGATCTAGTACAAAAAAGAGGAGGATGAGGAGGTCGAGTACAAAAAGAAGAAAATGAACACCATATATTATGCGTAAAATAGTAATTAAGAAAGTGCAATTATAAATATATTACATGTCGAATATATTTATTGTAGCAGGAATTATATCTGTCGTGTTTTTAATCGTAAAGTTCATTGAAATGAGATTTGTAGATAAGGAAAGTAAACCATTGAAATTTTTAATACGAGATGCATTATTAGTGTATTTTAGTGTGGTCTCGGGAAGTTTTATTATTGATCAAGTGTCTCCCGTTATGCAGGAGGTTGGTGAAAACATTTCAAACCCCGCTGTTTTTACTGATAATCCAGGGTTCTAACGCCCGCTAAACACTTTAATAACTGGTAAGGTTATTTTATTCATTTGTTTATCATTGCAATAACTATGATATGTGTAACCCCATATACCATAATTAAATATAGAACCAAATATAGAACCTTGATTGCATATTTTCGAATATTCAATATAAAATAATATACCCATGATTCGTTCAAGCGAGCATCTATCTTCTCTTTTTTTTACAACAGACAATAGATTAAATAATTTATATTTATTTTGTAAAAATGTAAGAAAATTGTAATTAATAAATGACTGACACCCAAAACATCCGTACCAACTGGGATTGTTATTGTTTACGTTTAATTGCAATGAAGTAAAAGGAGTACTATTTTGTATTTTTATTAATATGTTTTGATTATTGCTCAAATAATTCGCTATTCTTCTAGTATTATTAATATTTTCACCTTTACACTTGTCAAAGTGCCATAACGGAATCACGTTCATTCCCATATTTTCCAGTTTATTAAAATTAATTTTTTTTTGAATAAATACGCTATCATGTAAAATAACAGCATTGTCAAAGTAATGATATTTGTGGAAATAAAAATAGGGTAACAATTCACCGCGTTGAGGAAATTCCGACTGAACTATCTCTACATTGTCATATTCGAAATCAGCTTGTACATATTCTTGATTGCTATTATCATCAATAACTATGATTTTCTCGGTATAGAATCGTCTAATACATTTAATACATTCATTCCAATATTTATTTGTGACTACGGAATGTACATATCTTGTTAGAATAAAACCAAATGTCATATTATGTAATACATTATAAAATGACATTTATTTTGTAGAGGAAAACGCAATCTATCGTTCGCCTACGGCGAGCAGCTAAAAGATGGTATTTCATCAATGTCCATAATAGTCGCCGTTTTTGAAATCATATTTTTGGTTACAATAAACGATACAAATTCTGGACGATTTAATTGATTTTGCGGTGTATGGTTGTGTACACATCTCGCAATCATTTTGTATAATTTGAAATCAGGATATCGTTCAACACCCGTATTCTTGTATAAAATATTACTTCCATTATCATCTAAACACCATTCCATAACCAATTTTGCAATGGGATCTTCTTTTATAATATCCGCCATATCATCTATATCATCAATCACGTAATCGAATATAGAACACGCTAATCTACACAAATCGAAACTATAATTGGGTTCTAATCTAGGTTTTTTGTCATTAAAATAGGGTTCAGTATTATATTGTGTTGCTGCATCAGCCCCATTTTGAAAGCTATCGCTGCAAAATACCTTGCCATCATATTTGTAAATCCCTCTACCGAAATCAATGATTTTAAATATGCGGCCAAATGTAGGGACCTTGTAATATTTCTTCTTGTAACAATAATATATGAATTCCGCATCTGTTGTGTTGTACATGACATTGTTTGTGTGCAAATCATTGTGTGTAAATGAAAACGCTTTTTGATATGTTATTAAAATCATAATAATTTGCATAAATGCGGATAACCATTCATCGTCTGATAAATCTTCATTGACAATGAGAGAATCAAATGTATTTTCGCAATATTCCATGCAAATAACATTCACTGGAAATTCTGGTAATGTGGCGTCAATACGTTCTTCTTCAAAATCACTAATATCTTCATCATCCTCGCTATCAGACATGTCTTCCCATTCTTCTTTTCCTTCCTCTCCTTCTTTCTCTTCTTTTTCTTCTCCATCCTTTCCCTCCTTTCCTACCTCTATTCCAGCGCTTTCGCTGCCATTTTCACTACCAGTTTCATCATCATTCCCACTTCCACTACCGCTTCCAGAAGATGTGTGAGATGTTCTTGATGAACATGTAGACCCCGATTTAATAGTAGCCGTTTTAGCATCATTTATCTTTGAAAATTCGAAGGAATTTGTCATGTCCACTAAATCCAATGAACTTTCTTTGAGATCATCCAAAGTGAGATGCTCTTTTACAGATTCAGAACCAGATCCTGTTTCAGTTACAAATACGTTATCAAACAAGTCGTCATGTATCGATTTAACAGAGGACATTGATTTATTGCTCGAGGTGTGATCTATTTTAAGATGAACCAGTTGTTTAGGTTTATCATCATCATCTTCGTCATTATATAAATGTTCATAATCTTCTACTTGAAATAATACATTCTTGTTTTTAATGAAAAAATCGGATTTGCATAAATAGTCCAAATCATCAATCACATTCAATTTAAATGAATTTTTGATGCCTAAAAAACTGCCATAATAATCAACCCCGTGTGCAAAATTATATTTATGGATGAGCGTGCTAGATAAGAATGAAAAAAATCCATCTACATAGGCGGAGTTGTTGGGTTCCAAAACCTTTGCATTAATGGTTTCATTTGTAGAATCCAATTGTGGTAATTGAAATAGCGATTTATCGGTTAAGTCGTATTTTCCTACTAGAAATTTAAATGGATCTAATAGGGGAGCCATTTTGAAAAATACACTCTTCTTTTTACTCTTGCTAGTAGTTCCATTTTTTAAGCTACATTTGAACAAATTATGGTTGTCCTCGTCGTTTTCTACTATGTTTGTGATATGCCATTTGTGATTCATATTTATTGAGTTGTAATTCGTCTCATTTAGAGAGAAAAATCTTTGATAAATGGGTATGTAGTTTTGCATGTTAGAGAGATTCGTCAACTCTTTTGATGCAAAAGCCGTAAATAGTTCAGTATTCTTCCTTTTCTCATAGTTGATCGTCATAGTTGTTTGGGATATAAATATAATATAAATTAAACTTATATCCATTTTTTCCTTAATTGATTATTATTTATCTTCTAGTTTTTGTAAAATAGTATAAAAATAAAATATTATAAATTTATATGAAGCATCCATTACGTATTGCAACTATCAATTTATGTGATGAAAATCCTATGAGCAAAACTACCCTGATAAAAAAATGGATCGCTGAATTGTTGAAGCTGCGGGTGGATATATTATTCATACAAGAAATATATAAATATAATATTGAAAAAATGGCTGCTGATTTAGGGTTGAAATTATTAATAGTTAACCATTTTGAAGGAATATGTGTTCTAATAAATCCTAGCAAATTGGTCATAATTGATAATAATCATGTTAAAATGCATTCAGGTATTAAACCCATCTACATTGGAGGGATACATCTTGATGATATACCATCTTTACCTCATCACATGAATAATATGATATATAAATCGAGTGAGATTATTCCACTTAGTCTTACTATACCACAATTGTTGAAGTTGTGTGCAAAACGTCGCTTACCGCGACTACAGGAAGAGTTGAAAAGTATTAAAAATGCTGATAGAGCGATCATCGCAGGTGATTTTAATGAGCCATCTCATTTGGATTTAGATAATATTCGGACGCCTTGTTCCATTGAACTCGCAAAAAATGGGTTTATAGATACATATAGGCATATGCACGGACTATCGAAAGAGTTTGAACCTGGGTATACATGGCCTGCTGGTCAGTTTTATAAAAATGCGCCCGAACAACGCATTGATTTTATTTACACCAAAAATGTGGAAATAGTATCATCTGATACATATGGTGGGGGGTCCAAGTGGATCAGTGATCATAAAATGGTTATAACAGATATTTTAGTTTAAAAATATATAGATATGTTATATTAGTATGGATATTAGTACGGATATTAGTACGGATATTAGTACGGATATTGTTGAATTGCTGCAAAAGATTGGTATATTAGAAGAAAAAAATACGTCGCTTCAGACAGAGCTAAATGCTACCAAAGAACATCTTAAAAATTATACGGCGCCTGCTAGATCTAAAAAATACTATGAAAATCATAAGGTTGAAATCCAAGCTCGAGCTAAAAACAAACCTATTCCGTCCGATAAGAAAAAAGAATACAATGCTAGTTACTATTTACGGAAAAAATTGAAGGCGGATGGAAAGATGGAGGAATAGTGATATTAAGGTGTAGTGCGAGAGAATTACTTAAATAATAATATTTAGTAATTATATAAGAATGACAAAATGTAAAGGAGATAATTGTATTAAGCAAGCCAATTTTGGAATAGCTGGATCAAAAGCTACATATTGTTTAGCTCATAAAGAGGCAAGTATGATAGATGTTGCCAATAAAAAATGCGGTTGTGGAAAACAACCTAGATGGAACTTAAAGGGACTGCAGGCAAAGTACTGCACCTCGTGCAAAACAGACGATATGATCGAACCAAATAGAAAATTATGTTCATGTGGAGTAAGACCGCATTTCAATTTTGAGGGATTAAAAGCGGAATTTTGTAAATTATGTAAATTGGGTGGCATGATAAATGTAGAAGATAAACGATGTGTATGTGGAAAAAGTGCAGGACCATCATTTAATTATGAAGGATTGCTTGGAAAATATTGTGGGACGTGTCAGTTGGATGGAATGATAAATGTAAAACGTGCAAAATGTGCATGTGCATGCGGTGTCAGTTGTAACTTTAATTTACCTGGACTAAAACCAATATGTTGTGCTAGTTGTAAAACATCTGGAATGATAGATTTGACACATAGATTATGTTTTTGTGGAAAAGCTCAACCAAATTTTAATTATATCGGATTGCCTGGTGATTATTGTTCTAAATGTAAGCTTGAAGGAATGATTGATGTACGCAATAATAGATGTTTTTGTGGAAAATCTCAACCCACCTACAATATAGAAGGTCTGACTGCTCGATATTGTGTAAATTGTAAAGACGAAAATATGATAGATGTTAGGCATGCGAAATGTAAAACATTATTTTGTAATATACGTGTCCAAGAGAAATATGAAGGATATTGTTTACGATGTTTTATCCATACGTATCCAGATAAAGTAGTTGCAAGAAACTACAAGACAAAAGAATTTGCAGTGGAGGAATTTGTAACAAATACATTTCCAGATGTTTCTTGGATAAATGATAAAATTATAACTGATGGTTGTTCAAAAAAACGGCCAGATATGCTATTAGATTTAGGTTATCACGTGATTATAGTTGAAGTAGATGAAAATCAACATAAAAAATATGATTGCTCATGTAGCAATAAGCGGCTTATGGAATTATCACAAGATGTAAATCATCGACCTATAGTATTTATTCGAATAAATCCTGATGAATACTTATCCCAATCAGGTGATAAAATAAAATCATGTTGGGGAATTACGAAACAGACTGGTATTTGCAAAATTATAGATCAAAAAAAATGGCAATCCCGTTTAGAAAGTTTGCAAAAACAAATTGAATATTGGAGTAATCCAGAAAACAAATCAGAAAAAACTATAGAAATAGTAGAGATGTTTTATGATCAAAACCTATAATATAATATGTTGTGAGTCATAGCCAATGCGAATTGCATTAGTTGAAAGTTATGCGTATTATAAATATTAAAAAAAAATTTATATAATTATATATATATTTTTTATGAGTCTCGAATTAAAACGCTTTCAAATGAACACAATTTCTTTCAAACCAAACGAATCAAATGGCCCGGTAATAGTGCTCATAGGGCGTCGTAACACTGGGAAATCATACCTAGTAAGAGATCTTTTATATTATCACCAGGATATTCCAATAGGAGTTGTAATTGCGGGCACAGAGGAGGGAAATGGTTTTTACGGGAAATTGGTGCCCAAATTGTTTATCCATAATGAGTACAATACCGCGATCATAGAGAACATATTAAAGCGACAAAAATCCGTATTGAGACAAATACGAAAGGAAATGGAGACTTATAAACGAAGCACAATAGACCCGCGCACTTTTGTTATTTTAGATGATTGTCTTTATGATGCAACATGGTCTAAAGATAAGATGATGAGATTGCTCTTTATGAACGGACGGCATTGGAAGATCATGTTAATCATCACAATGCAATATCCGTTGGGGATTCCTCCGAATCTCCGCACGAATATCGACTATGTTTTTATATTAAGAGAGCCATATATCGCAAATCGGAAACGCATTTTCGACAACTATGCTGGCATGTTTCCGACATTCGAGTCGTTTTGTCAGGTGATGGACCAGTGCACCGAGAATTTTGAGTGTTTAGTGATCAATAATAACGCCAAATCGAACAAAATAACGGATCAGGTGTTTTGGTACAAGGCGGATAGTCACAATGACTTCAAATTGGGGTCAAAAGAGTTCTGGGATTTGTCGAAAGATATACAATCGGATGAAGAAGAGGAGAAATATGACCCAAACAATGTCAAAAAACGCGGTCAAGGACCCAAAATCAATGTCAAAAAGAGCAAATGGTAAGTGGTAAGTATAAAATCTCGCTTATCATTTTGGATGAGCGATATTTTTATATGACCGCTTTTGTAAAAACCGCTTTTAATATGCAAACACGCTTTTATAAATCTCGATTTTTATATAATAACCAAGATAACAACTTAAAGAGTATCCTCTTATACATATTATAATAAGATGCAAGAATTAAACATCGTTGAACTTATTGAGAAGAACCCCATAGCCAGGCTGTCAAATGTATACAATAATAAATTATTAACAAGAATAAAGGAAAATTTTACTAGTTTTGAACAACAATTATTCGTAAGTAGTTTTTATTGCTACTTAAACTATGATAAAAACATGGATTTTGTCGTTGATTTAGATAATCTATGGAAATGGTTAGGGTTTTCTACTAAACAAAATGCTATAAGAATGATAGAAAAACATTTTAAGATTGACATAGATTATAAAAATCTTGCTTTCCCATCACGGAAAGCAACTTCGGGAGCGCATTTAGAACAAGGATCGGTGCTTACCAATTTGGATAATCACGAAAATTCGACTAATTATATTATTAAGCAAGATGAAAAATGGGGCGGTCAAAACAAGCAAACTATCATGCTAACCATTAAGTGCTTCAAATCGTTATGCTTAAAAGCGCAAACAAAAAAAGCGTCAGAAATCCACGAATATTACATGAAGATGGAAGAAGTCATCCATAAAATAGTAGAAGAAGAAACCGACGAATTGAGACTTCAATTGGAACAAAAAGAAAATATCATAATCGAAAAAGATAACACAATACAGAATACAAAAAAAGAAAAGCAACGAGCTGTCGAGCAGGCGACAATCATTCAATTTCCGGTGAATACAGAATGTATCTATTTTGGAACGATAAATAATACAAATGAAGCGTCAGAGAAATTAATCAAATTCGGACATACAAACGATCTCGCAACAAGAGTGGTAGACCATCGCAAGAAGTACGACAATTTTATATTGGTTGCGGCGTTCAGAGTTCAAAATAAAGTCGAAATAGAGAATTTGATCAAGACATATCCCAAGATCAAAAGACAAATTCGTAGCATTGAAGTAAATGGTAAAAACAAAACCGAAATCGTCGCGTATGACAGCACAAATTTTACGATTGAAAAATTTTCCAAGCATATAAAAGATATCATTCATTCAAAAACATATAGTATCGACAATTTCAATAAATTGATGCAACGAAATGACGAGTTGGAAAACGAGAATAGAGATTTGAAAGAAAACATGGAAAAGGATAAAACAATGATCAACAAACTAACTCTGGAAATCAATGGAATGAGAGAAATCATAGAGAACCAAAAAACGTCCATTGCGAGTGCAAGTATGGAGACCCAGTCCGTATATCAAAATGCATTACTACCAGAAGACGAATTGACACAAAAATTCAACGAATTCATTGAACAAATGTGTATAGTTAGAAGTGATGTGGAGGAGTCGTCTGTAGATATGGAGGGTCAGTATCGTATATGGTGTAAAACAAAACCAAAGAAGGAAATATTTCATGCACTGAAGCATTATTTGGATACGAGATTCAAGGCAGCCAGAATTTCAAAACAGGAAAAAGATCAGGTGGTACATGGATATATTGGAGTGAAACTTAAGAGTATTGAATATAAAAAGAAGTATGCAGCGAATGATGTGGAAACCTGTCTATTTGAAGTATGTCGATTTTCGTCTAGCGGAAAAATTTTGAATTCAGTTTTACTCCAAGAGTATCAAAGATGGAAAAAAAGTCTAAACAAAGAAGTATCCGACAATGATATGAAAGATCTTAAAGATTATTTGAATTCTTGTGAGTATGCATTAAAAGCGGTAGTTTGGACGGATCAGGGTTCAAATGAAGGATATTATGGGTTGTCGTTAAAGAGCAGTGAACATAAACATAAAAAGACGTCGTCGACTGGTAAAAGAGTAGAGAAGAGAGAGGTGGGTACAGATCAAGTGCTGTCTACATGGGAAACGATCGCAAAAGCAGCACAATATGAGAGCGTATGCGCATCAAAAATGAGTCTAAGTATTAAAAACAAAGTGGTGTATAAAGGGAGTTATTACTATTGTACTTCGACAGCATAATGTGTGATTACATTACTATTTAAAAAAATAGTAATATAATATAAGAAAGAATGGAAGATGGTATTGAACAATACATGTCAATGTTACCAAAAATAGTAAAACCCGCAACAACTATTGTTACTCCCACAATAAAACAAGAACAAGTTCAAGATCATGAAAAACTTATAGTCGTCGATCATAATCCGTCGACAATGCTGCGCATGACTACGGATTATAGTCAAGAAACTTCGGCTTGCTTGCAAACCAAAGTTTCCTTCCAGTCTATCCCTCCCATTACAAAACCAATCAAAAAACCAATTACTCCACCTTTTTCTTGGCAAAGGGACCACTAATAAGCTCGCTTTGTCCATTATCGGTTTTTCCCACAATAATGTTTTCACCATCGAATAACTCAGCACGAATATCAGCGGCAGAAATAGTGTCACTTTCTTTTTCACTCAACGCGGCCTCTTGGGTGTTCATGTGACCGACGCCAATCAAATTACCATCCGCGTCGATATTCTGTGTCAAAGAAGCGCCCGTTTTCTCGGCCAATTTGATATTCTCATCAATAGCCTTCTTCTTTGTTTCCTTCACACGCTGTTCGAATGCGGATTTAGCAAAAGATTCATTCTTGGTCTTCTCATGCATAAGTTGGTTCAACTCATCTTCAATGTATTCCACACGACCCGTCTTGTAAGCCTCGGGATCCCAAGGCATCCAAAGGCCAACAGGGCCAACAAATACGTCATGATTGGGGTCCAATTCTCTCAACATTTTGCATCGGAGTTCAGCCTCTTCAAGAGTGGGATATACACCTCTCACCTTTAGTCCTCGAGTAGATGTTTGGAAATTGTATTTCACGTTAAATGCGTTTTCCAAATCTTCCTCATTTTGATCCAAAAAGGTCTTGTATTCGTCATCCAAACTGCTTTTAGAGATAGTCGACTGCTCTTCTTTAATAAATTCTTGGTAGTCTTTAGTAATATCATCAAAAGTAAGCTTGTATTTAAACGAAATAAAACTCAAGAATTGGACAAACTTCTCCATACTTTTAGAAAACTCCCACTTTTGCAAAAATTGCTCAAAAAAGAAAAGTTCCTTTTGTTTCACAATTTTTTCGGGTGACACGAAGGAAACGCATACGAATTTTTGTCCAGCTACAGGCTTATCTTCCTCCAATAAGTCAACGTATTTAGGATTGGATTTACCATTTTTATTCATTTTCTTTTCGAACCCGGATGAAGATTTAGGCGCTTGTTCTTTTGAATTACTCATTTATAAATATATTTATTTCGTTACTTTTAAGTTTATTATGAAACAATATATTTTTTTCTATATAATTAATATAAGTATGTTTGATGTTGTTGAACTTGTAAAAAGAGTCCTCAAATATTTATTTGAAGGTATTATCGTGGCGATTGCTGCTTTCGTCATTCCTAAACGCTCGTTGAACATTGAGGAGATTTTACTTTTGGCTCTTACTGCTGCCGCAACCTTCTCTATTTTGGATACATATGCACCCAGTTTTTCTCCCTCCGTTAGAGGTGGTGCTGGATTTGGTATTGGTGCCAATTTGGTGGGATTTCCTGGAGGACTCTAAATATGTGAGTTTTTGGTTTTAGTTTATAGGAAACATAAGCAACATAATATGATAAATAAATATCATATTATATAAATGACGCGACGAATAAAACCCAGAAGAAAATCCAATAAAATAGTGCAACTTCAAGGCGGTATGTGGAATTGTAATATGGGTGAGCGATCGAATACCAAGAAACGTTCAGAATACTCCACTAGCGTTCCGTATTCTGGGTCTGTTTTGCGCAGCGATACGCTCCGTTCCTTCTCCGCTCCGTCACATCCCCTAATATCAGTAAAAAATAAAAATAAAAATAAAAATAAACAAACGGGTGGGATTAAGGTCAAAAATAGGACAAAAAAACAACGAAAACAACCTAAAAAGTATAAAGGAGGGGAGTATGTAGGACAAGGATCATTTGGGATATTATTTGGCAAGCCAAGACTTCCGTGTGCTGGAGTTCCCGATACTCAATATGCCCCCGGCGCCCCGGCGGAATCGATAACAGATGTTCATCAACCTGAAGAAATGACGCAAGTAGGTAAGATTTATGAAAAATATGTAGAAGCAGAGCAAGAAATGGGTGTTGTCAGGAGATTGTGGGAGGGTGGATTTAATATAGACGAGATGTCTCAATATTTTATTTTGCCGATTAAAATGTGTCAAATCAATAGAGACGCATTAGGATCAGCTCCATATAATCCTCCATATAATGATCCAGCATGGAGGTCAAGTCAAAATGGATGGTATCAAAACGATAAAATACTTAATTCAACAATTAATCTGCCCCCTAAATGGAATACAATGGTTGTTTCCAAATTAGGGACATCAGATATCGCTGCCATTATTACCAATTCGGATTCAAACCCAATAAATGATATTAAATTGTTTGACAATTTAACCAAATTACGAAACGTGATAATAGGTGTATACAAAATACAGAAACGTGGTTTTATTCATGGAGATCTAAAAGCAATTAATATTATTGCTATTGATGGAACATTTAAAATAGGGGACAATTCAGATCTTAGATCAATCGCGTATGATGAAGCTGATATGTTAAAAATGCCAGAAGCATTTGAATATTATGTTTGGCCTTCCATCGTAATATATAGTTATTTTTTTATACCAAAAAAACCATACAATGCGGCTTTTCCATATATAGCAAAATATAGAAATAAAGCACGATTTGATACAACTGAGCCTATATTAAAACATTATATAAAACAAGAATCTTTTAATGCTGGTAGTATACGCATTGAAATGGTTACATATTTGATGGAACCCTTTCTCATAACTTTAACTATAGGATTTACGCAAGCACAAGTAGACAAAACTACCACTATTATGAAAAAACTTGTAAGACAAAAGTTATTAAAATATAGCTCATTACAACAAAATTTTGGGACATATAATGACGCGACGACATTTAAAAATGCATTAATTAATAATGATGTAGGTATCCTAAATTATCTATATATGTTTAATGATTTAATGACTAGCTATAGCAATATGGCGGAGGCAAAAATGGACTTATTAAAGCGAGTAGATATTTATTCACACGGTTTAGTAATTTTAAATTGTGTTGGTGAATATATCAAATATAAAAAAAAATATGATAAATATAATACATTTTTTATTTTTTATTATTTT